CCAATTCAGCTTTTCATATTTGGCAATATTTATGGTTGGTATCATCGCGATACATTACTTCGTAGGTTCAATAAATTTTACTGGCAAGTAGCACGTAAAAACGCTAAATCTCAATCGTTATCAGTTGTTGCCAGTTACGAGCTTATGGCATTTGACGAAAATGGCTTAGAGGCTTCTGAAGTGTATTGTGCCGCTACAAAGACAGAGCAAGCTAAAATAGTATACGATGAGACAGTTGCCATGCTTAACGGGTGCGTTGCATTGAAAGGCACTTATACGACTGCTTATGGCAGGATAACTCATAATAAAACCTTGTCGGTAATGAGGGCTTTATCTGAAGAAGATAAAAAAACAGGGGATGGATTAAACCCACAATGCGGAATTATCGATGAGTACCACGCGCACGAAACGCCAGAGGTATACGAGATTATAGATTCTGGCATGGGTGCCCGCGAACAGCCATTACTTGCCATTATAACCACTGCAGGATTCGACCCAAACAACCCATGTAAACGTGTTGAATATGCTCTTGTAACAAAAATATTGAATCCTGATAACGATTTCGAGCTTGAATCATACTTTGCTATGATCAATGAGCTTGAAATGAACGATACTCTTGATGAAATTGTTTTACCTGATGGGAAAAAAGTTGCCCCGGGTGAAATGATAGACGATATCAACGATGAATCTACATGGGAAAAGGCAAACCCTATAATATGCTCTTATGAGGTAGGAAAAGACTACCTGCGCAAAAAAATAAAAGAGGCTAACGGTGCCCCTGAAAAAATGCGTAACCTTAAAACTAAACATTTCAACATTTGGGTAAATGAAAAAGAAATCGGATATATGAACCTGGTGAAGTGGGCCGCCTGCGGTCAATCTGATGGTGATTTGCTGCCGGTAGTTAATGGTGCCTATAAATACACTCCTTTTTGTGGCGTCGATTTGAGTTCTACTATCGATCTGACCTCAGTATCATACGTTTTCAACCTGCAGGACGGTGGGCAATATGTAAAATCTCATTCGTTTATGCCCGAAGCCACTGTAGACGATGCAGAAAAACGCGACAAGGTCCCGTATCGAATGTGGATTTCCCAAGGCTGGATCACAGCAACCCCTGGGAGCGAAGTTGATTACCATATGGTTTTGCAGTGGATTAAAGATCAGTACAAGACAAATAATTGGGGTAAGGGTGAGGTTTGTTACGATAGGCATTTAATGACATGGTTGCAGAAGGAACTTGAAAAGGCAGGATTTGAGCCTATAGATGTTCCGCAAAGTTATACCGGTTTATCTCTTGCCACTAAAGATTTACGGGCAAAAGTGATCAATAAAAAGATAATACATGAGAACGATCCTGTACTAAATTGGGCTATGAGTAATGCAGTAGTACGTTGTGGCCCGTCTGAAAATATTATGCTGGACAAGTCGGCTGCACGTTTTAGAATTGATCCTGTTGCGTCTTTGGTGAATGCTATGGTGAGGGCAACTGCAAACGAAACAAAAAAAAGTGCCGGTAGAGTGGTGTTTGTATAAATAATTTTGACCTTTTGTAAAATATGTGTATATTATACTTAAATAGGTAAATATTACAGAATAAGGGTAAAATGAATATATTAAAGGAAGTTTTTACCGATTTGATGCTTATTTCTGGCTTTTTAGGGCTTTTTTATGGTATTTATTGCTTAAATAAACCGGCATCTTTTATAGTTTGTGGGGTAATTTTGATGTATTTTTTTGCTCCAAAAAATAAAAAATCGGTAATTTTGCCAGAATACGTACAAAAACAACAGCCTACAGTATCACGTCCTCAATCTATGAGAAAAAACTAAATGGGGTTTATTTCTTCAATACTTGAAAGTCGTGCTGTAAATCCAGCTCCATTTTCTCTTAAAAATCCTCCTGACTGGGTTAAAGAAACAATATTTGGCGGTATGCCAACATCAGCAGGTCAAAATGTATCTGAAGAAAAAGCTTTAACTCTATCGACTGTTTTCTCGTGTGTACGCATAATATCAAATTCGTTCGCAATGATACCTTTGGTTGTTTATAAAAAATTGGACCCGCGAGGAAAAGAACGATTGCAAAATAGCCAATCATACAAGTTGCTCCATGATACTCCAAATCCAGAGCAATCATCTTTCGAGTGGCGCAGGTTGATGGCAACACATATGCTTTTATGGGGTGCTGGTATTTCAGAGATTGAGAGGGACGCTAACGGGTTTCCAGTTGCATTGTGGCCTATTCCTCCTTGGCGCGTAACTGTAAAACGATCAGAGATAGGCGACAAAACTATTTTTTATGAGATTCTTGATGTTAATGGATCAAAAAGATACATATTGCCTGAAAATATTGTAGTGTTCACCTTTTTTTCGCTTTCAGTTGAAACGTGGAAATCACCAATTGCAATACACCGTGAAACATTGGGATCTGCACTTGCTGTAAAAGAGTACGGTGCAAAAACTTTCGGTAGCGGGATAAATCCGTCTGCAATATTATCTGGGGTATCGTTTAATGAAGAGGATACCGAAGAATCTATACAGAAAAAATATGGTGCTGGATATTCTGGATTGAATAGCGGAAGTCGCTTGATGCTACTTGAAGAAGGTGTAAATTTTGAACGGGTTGGATTGCCTCCAGAAGATGCCCAGTACCTTGAAACAAGAAAAATGGATGTTGCAGAAGTAGCGCGTATATACAACGTACCCCTTTATATGCTCAATGAGATCGAGAAACAAACTTCATGGGGAACCGGTGTTGAAGAACAAAAAGACGGTTTTGTAACGTTCTCTATGTTGCCTATCTATGTGCAGGCTGAACAGGAATTAAATAGAAAAGTCATTTTTGAGAAAAAAGCTTTTTGCGAGTTCTTGCTTGCTGGCCTTTTACGCGGAACACTTGGAAAGCGTGCTGAAGCATACAAAACATTTGTAAATATGGGCGTTTACTCCCCTGACGATATCCGTGAAATGGAAAACGAGAACCCGATACCGGACGGTAGGGGTAACATTTACATGGTGCCTTTGAATATGCAATCTCTTGAATGGGCTGGCGAGAAGCCAGACAAGGCCCCAAAAGATGCAGCAAAAACATAAGATAGTTCCGACGACAAAAAAAAGGACGATAAAAATGACACGTGAAAAACGCTTTATTGAGGTAGAAGATATTGAAATCAGATCGACACATGTTGAAGGTGGAACTGAACAAAAGTTCGTTTCTGGAATTGGTATTGTGTATAATCGTGAGGTTGAAATATGGCCTGGCTATATGGAGAAAATACGCAATGGTGCATTGAGGACTTCTGTTGATTCTGGAAAAGAAATAAAAAGCTTTTTTAACCATAACCCAAGTAGCGTGCTGTCTACAACGAGAAGTAATCCACCATTAGTAATTGAGGATACAGATAAAGGGTTGAGATTTGAATCTCCAATACCGCCAACTACCTACGGTAATGATCTTGAGGTTAATTTACAAAGAAAAAACGTAAGGGGCGCGTCTTTTTCGTTTGAAGTTAAGGAAAATGGTGATATTTTGACGCGAGATGAAAACGGAATATATCATCGTGAAATCATCGATGCCGAACTTTATGAGGTTGGGCCGGTAACCAACCCGGCATATCCTTCAACTAACGTTGGATTGAGAAGCCAAGAAGAAGCATTCGCTGAAGCTGAAGAAAGATGTAAACAAGAAAATATACCGCCAGTTGTCGCTGACGATACTATAAAAATTAAACGAATGAAATTAACAATTCTGGAAGGAGCTTTAAATGCCTAAAGACATCGCAAAATTAAAGCGGGAACGTTCCGAAAAGGTGCAGGAAGCCCGTACACTTCTTGATTCTATTGAGTCAAGAGCAGACAAAAAGATGACGGTTGATGAGAATGCAAGGTATGATTCTCTTGAGACTGAAATCGAAAATCGCAACAAAGAAATTTCACGCGAAGAAAAACTTGTTGCTGAAGAACTTCGAGCACTTGTCGATAAACCCCCAGAACCTGCTGATACTCGTAACTTTGGTGAATTTCTGCTTGAAGTTCGCAATGGTGGGCGCGGATTAGAGGCCCGTGATGTTACGGCATCTGATGGCCCTTCAGCTGGCTTTTTAATCCCTGAGCAGTACGAACGTACAATAAGACAGGTTACCGCTGATTCTGCAATCATTCGGCCGCGTGCAATGGTTATTCCTGCTGGAGACCCTCCCGACGCAGAATACAATATGGTTGCTCTGGACCAGAGCGGGACCAAAGGGGTTTACTCAGGAGTCGCTGTTAAGTGGACTGGAGAAACTTCTGCAAGGCAGGACGGTGGAGGCCCCACGTTTAGAACCATCAAATTGAAGCCAAATGAAGTATCTGCATACATTGACATTTCAGACAAGGCACTTAGAAATGCTATGGCTGCAGGTCAGATGTGCCAGACTCTTCTTCGTGCTGCTATTATTGGTTCGGAAGAGGACACATTTTACACTGGTGGCGGGGTTGGAATGCCTCTTGGTATTATTGGGCATAGCGCAAGCATTGAAATAACTCGCACTACAGCATCGACAATTAAGTATGCTGATGTTGTTGAGATGTTTGCGCGATCAAAAGGGACTTATCTTGTTTGGGTAATGTCAAAAACTGCACTGCCTCAAATCATGAAAATGGAAGATACAGAAGGGCATTTGATATGGCAAGCAAATGCTGCGGCAGGTCCAGGCGGTGTATTGCTTGGTATTCCTGTTATGTTTAATGACCAATCGCCCGTGCTTGGCTCAACCGGTGATCTTGCCCTTATTGATTTTAGTTACTATGCAATAAAAGACGGTTCACCACTTGCAATTTTCATGGACCCATACACCCAAAAAGTAAACGGTTTAACCCGTATTTACGCATTTTGGAATGTTGACGGTCAGCCGACACTTACAACTCCAATGCTTGCCCGTGATGGAGTTACTACCTATTCACCTTTCGTTGTGCTGAAATAAGGAGCGAATAAACAATGAACAGAATCGTTGAAGAGTATAAGATGGATGTTGCACTTTGCCCTACCAGCATAGCAAGCACTGCAGCAACTGGACCGTACTATCGTGCCGACATTGCACGTAAACTATGTTTCAAGGTAAGTGCTGGAGCTATGGCAGTTGGTACAACTGTTGTTGCACAGGTCATGCAAGCAACTAATGCTGCTGCTGGCGATGCAAAAGTAGTGACTGGTGCAGCTGCAACAATTACAGCTAATACTAAGGTAAAGGCTGCAAAGTTTACACTTGCAACATTTACAGCAGGAAGCGTAGTCGTTGTTAATGGTATTACTTTTACAGCTCACGCATCTGCAACCACATATGCAGATAGAGAATTCAATATCGGTGGAGATGATGCTGCTGACGCTGCTCAACTCGTACTTTGCATCAACCATGCAACGTATGGTGTATCGGGTGTGCTGGCATCGAGTGCTGCAGGTGTAGTAACCCTTACATGCACAGAGCCTGGCGATAACTATCTCACAATTGTTGGAGTCACAACTATTGGGGCTGCTGCTACATTGTACGCAGATGCAGTTGTTGAAATCGATGCTTCCAATCTCGATGTAAACAACGGTTTTGACCATGTAGCATTGCGCATTACAACTGATGCGACAATTCTGTGCAGTGGTGAGCTTATTCGTGGTGGATTGAGATATAATCCTACACAATATCTCGCAGCAAGTACTGAAGGTATCTAAGTTAAAAGGGGGAGAATTAAATCTCCCCCGTACTTATAAAAGCGGGGGTATTAATGTTGTTTAGAGTCACCAAGCCATTTATATCAATAGATGGCCAATTCAGAAAAGTAGGTGATACTATCGAATGTGATTTATCTTATGGTGCAAAATTAAAACAATACGGGAATGTATCTGGAGTAGTACATCCCAGAATTGAAACTGCAATGATGATAAATCCAGTTTCAGAAGCACAAATAAGCATTGAAAATGCAATAGTTAAGCATAAAAAATACGAAAAAAGATCAGGTAAAAAATGATCGGTAGATTGACGCTGATTACTCCACCCACGGTTGAACCTGTTACCATAACTCAGGTTAAAATGAATTGCCATATTGATGATTCGACTGAAGATGATTTAATTTCGGAATGGATAAAATCAGGTAGAGAATTAGCAGAGATATATACAAGAAGGTCATTTATAAATCAAGTATGGGAATATTCTTTTGATTACTTCCCAGAATTCCCAATTGAGTTGCCACGGTCTCCTGTTTCAGTAATAAATTCAATCACGTATTACGACTATTTAAACGCAGCTACAGTATATACTTCATCAAATTACATTCTCGATAAATCAAATGCTCCTGCTCGTATAGGGCTTGAATATGGCGTATCAATTCCTTCGGTGGTGTTGCGCGGGATGAACTCTTTTAAGATAAATTACACCTCTGGGTATGGAACCTTAGCTAGTTTGGTCCCTTCTGTTTTTAAGGATGCGATTATTATTTATTGTGCGTATCGTAACGGTAACAGAGAGTGTGAGATTGATTCGGCACCTAAACAGTTTTTCAATCTATTGAATCCAAAAAGAATGTATCTTTGATACTATGGAACGACAGACTAAAAAAAGTTTAGCGACAGAGGCTTGTAAAAGAATAGTTTTCAAGCAGGCTATTCAAACTAAAGATGGCGAAGGCGGGTTTGTCACAACATGGGTAAGTTTTTTTCCACGATGGGCAGCAATCTTACCAATAAAGGCGCAACAAGTTTTTAATTTTAAATCAGTAAATGTTGAAGCCACGCATTATATTAAGACAAGAGGATATTTAACTCTCCCGACAGAAGCTAAGTGGGCTGGATCATCGTGGGTTGTTGAGTGGTCAGGGTTAACTGGTACAAACGTTAAAATAGAGTACAAGGTAGGCGCTGGCTCTTTTTCATCGATAGTAAGCAGTACGGCAAACGACAGCTCGTATACGTGGACTGTTCCGACAAACGCAATAGGTGAAAACGTGGTAATACGAGTTACCGATATAACGACTCCTGCAGAATATTTTGAGCTTGCGCCTGCACTTGTTGTTGCAAGCACAGTGATAAACAGGGAAGCAAACGAAAAGGACCGTATATTTTACGGTTCACGAGAGTTTGAAATATTAACTATTGAAGATATTCAGGAAAAGAACTTTTCAAAGTTTATTACGTGTAAGGAATTACGATGATAGTAAAATTTGAAAGTGAAATAAATAAATTTATTAAAGACCTGTCGAGACATGAACGAAAACAGCGACAAAAAGGTGCTGCAGTAATTCGAAATGAAATAAAGCGACGTGCAAGAGCTGTGAAAATAAAAGGTAATCTTGAAAAAGGTGTATATCAATCTAATACTGAAAATGCATCTTTTGTCGGAATACATGCCCCAGGGTATCAAAACTTTCTTGTCGAGTTTGGACATTTCACAGGAAAAAAAGGATCTACAGATCGCAAATGGGTAAAACCGCACCCGATAGTATACCCTTCGTTTGAAGCAAAAGCAGCAGAATGCGAACGTATAATGTCTGAGCAGGTGCCGTAATGTTTGAAAAAACTGTTATAAATAAACTGATGGCAGATTCAACACTTACTGACTTATTGACAGTTTACGAAGATTACCCATCCATATTCTCTAATGAAGCACCAGAAAAAGCAACAGTTCCATATATAGTAGTTGCCATACAAGGAACAACCACAGAAGGACCGGTACAACAGTTCAGGGTTGACGTAGATTTTTTTGATTACAATAAATCACGGAAAAACTCACGTATAGCAGCACAACAGATTGAATACGATCTTGACGAAAATAGATTAACGAGTGAACGATATATAGATTTAAGATTTTTGCTTTTTTCTGGTCCAACATCGATACAAGGTGACGATCCCAGAGATATACGCATAAATCTACAATTCGATGTTCGTGCAACTCGGTCAAAATGGATGATTACAACAAAATAGGAGGATACAATGTCTCTCAAAAAAACAGGCGTTACCGCAGACACTTTCGAGCGGTTGCTTTATGATTCTGGTATGGCTTATGTTAATTATGGTCTTGGCACACAGCGCCTTATCGGAGCAACAAACGGTGGAAACAAGATTGATATCATACCGGCAATACGCAAAATGCCATTTGACGGTATTACTGATATCGATGTTATCGGAGACAAGAGAATGACAGGTGTAAGTGTAAAACTTACTCTTAACATCTCTGAATGGTCTACCAACAACGTTCTTGCTGCACTTCCTGGAGCCGCTTCAGCCACCGGTGCAACCCATGACGTAATAACCAGAATACGACAGATTGCAAGCACTGATTATTTCACAAACATTGCAATTGTTTACGAAAAATCAGGAACCTCAGAACTATTCATCGTTAAAATCAGCAATGCAATGGCCTTGAACGGTCTTTCACTCGATGGTAAAGACAATGCTGAAGCAGTTAACACTATTGAATTTACAGCTCATTACAGCACAACCGACCTTGCAACAGAACCGTGGTCAATCAGCAATCCTCTTGAAACTGGCAGCGGTGTTTATACCCTTACCTATCTTGCTGGTGCTAATGGTAGTATAATCGGTAATCCTTCGCAGAACGTTGCTGACGGTGAAGACGGAGCAAGTGTTTATGCTGCACCTGATGCGTTGTATGAGTTCTCACAGTGGTCTGACGCATCCACAGACAATCCAAGACAAGACACTGCAGTTTCTGCAGATGTAACTGTTACAGCATCTTTTACACTGGCGTAATAAATGACAATTAAAATACGAGAACTGAAGATTAAAGATGGCCGTGCACTT